GGCCGACAGCTCGCGGCTGTCTCGTCTGCTGGGCCCGCCGCCGGGTGGGCCGGCGCCGAAGCTCTCGGCTCGCAAGCTGATCCGGTGGACGATCGCGCAGCAGCTCGTCACCGGGCGCCGTGCGTGGGAGGTCGAGACGGACGGCAACGCCGACGCCATGCCGGTGGCGTTCTGGCCGCTCGTGTCCGCCCGTCTGACGGCTGAGGCGTCGAAGGGTGGCACCGAGTGGTTCCGCCTGTTCAAGTACGGGCCTGCCGGACCTGCGGGCATGGAGGAGCGCACGCTGCAACCGGGGCAGGTGTTCTACGGGTGGGAACCGGGTGGCCTCGACTTCCGTCAGGCTGAGTCCCCGTTGCAGTCGTCCCGGTACGACCTGTCGCTGGTGACGATGTGCGATGCCCATTCGATCGCCTTCCTCGGTAACAATGCCGTGCCGGCTGCGATTGTGACGACGACGGCGTTCCCCGATGACAAGACGCGTGAGCGGTTCCAGCGGCAGTGGGCGGCCGAGTTCGCCGGGCCGATCAACGCCGGGCGCACCCATTTTCACGAGGTTGGCGACGATGGCGAGGGCCCGGTGGGTGAGTCGATCGACGTGAAGGTTCTCGGCCTGTCGACGAAGGATGCCCGTCTGGTCGAGCAGCGCAAGGACGCCATGGCCGAGATCGCCATGAGCCTGGGTGTGCCGTGGTCGAAGCTCGACGCCAGCGGGCGCACGTTCGACAACGCCGAGGTCGAGGATCGCACGTTCTGGGAGGAGCGTCTGCTGCCGCTGATGGTCGACCTGGAGGACGACATCAACATGCAGCTCGCCCCCCGTCTCGGCACTGAGGTGTGCTGGTTCGATCTGCGTGGCGTGCGGGCGTTGCAGAACGCGGTGAAGCCGGTGACCATGGTGGCGACCGCCCCGTCGTTGGTGCAGGCGCAGCTGATCACCGTGAACGAGGCTCGTGCCGATTACGGGTGGGAGCCGCTGCCTGATGGCGACCGGTTGATGACGGTGGACGAGATCGTGGCGTTGCGGGGAGGTGCCGCTGCCGCACCGGGCGTGGAGCGTGCTGTGCCCGGTTCCGAACGCCGCGAGGTGCCCGCTCCCACAGCGGGTGACGGCGAGCCGGGGGTGCCTGCTGCGCTCCCGGCTCCCGTCGAGCAGCGTGTCGCCGATTCGGCCACCATCGAGGCGCGGCGTTCGAAGATCTGGCGGGCCGCCGATGCCGTGGTGACGTCGATCGAGTCGCGCTGGGAACGGGCGATGCGTCGGCTGTTCGCACGTCAGCAGGAGGCCACCCTGAGCCGGTTGACGGGCAAGCGTGGGCGGCAGGCGTTCGAGCAGCGCGCCGATGCCTCCAATCTGCCCGCCATTCCGACGACGTTGGCGTCCGCTGCGTTCGACGTTGATTTCTGGACGGCGGAGACCATCGCCGTCGTAGAGGACCTCTACGAGCAAGCGGCGGGGGCGGGGCTGGATCGGTTGGCCATGCTGTTCGAGACGGCGTTCGACGTCAGCCAGCCGTGGGTGCGCGAGTTCCTGGAGGGCCGCGCCAACCAGCTCGCCGGGCAGGTGACGCAGACCACCTACGACGCCATCACGTCTGCTCTCGCTGATGGCGTCGACGCCGGGGAGTCGATCGACGACCTGGCCGACCGTGTGCGGCACGTGTTCAGCGTCGCCAACGACGTCCGCGCGACGACGATTGCCCGCACGGAAGTGATCAGCGCTTACAACGGTGCTGCCACGATGGGCGCTGCTCAGCTGCCCGCCGATGTTGTGGCCGGCCAGGAGTGGATCGCGACGCGCGACTCGCGCACTCGGGACACGCATGCGTCGGCCGACGGGCAGGTCGTGATGGTTGGGCAGCCGTTCCTGGTCGGCGGCAACCAGGGTGCCTACCCGGGTGACCCGTCGCTGCCGTCCGATGAGTCGATCAATTGCCGGTGCACGGTGGCGTTCCTGTCGCCGGCCGAGTTCGCCGAGATGTCGGGGCGGTCGGCGCCGAGGATCGAGGCGCGTGCGGCGCGCATGGCTCTGGCGTTCGTGCGCCCGGGTGTCGAGTTCGACGAGCTCGGTTTTCGCCGGGCACTGGTGGAGGTGGCGTGATGGTCAAGAAGCGTGAGCACCGTTCAGCCCGGGTGGCTGCGGTCAGCGACGACGGGCGTACCATCGAGGTGCGCGCTGTTACCTATGGCGTGGTCGACGACTTCGGCAGCGTGTTCTTGCCGGGCACGTTCACCGAGTCGCTGGAGCGGCGCCTACCGACGTTCGCCTGGGGCCATGACTGGTCGGAGCCGATCGGGCGGGCGACGGCGTGGAACGACAGCGACGAGGGGCTCGATCTGACGATGCGCCTGTCGGACCCCGATGCCGTGCCACGTGCACGCCAGGCCATGGTGCAGTTCGCCGACGGCACCATCGACGACGTGTCCGTGGGCTTCTCTGGGACGTCGCGCCGGTCGCCGACGAAGGACGAGGAGAAGCAATGGTTCGGCGTGCGCGAGGTGATCACCTCCGCCGACCTCGACGAAACGAGCGCCGTGCTCCGTGGCGCGGTCCCCGGGGCGAAGGTGCTGAGCGTGCGTTCGTCGGCTGAGGTCGACCTTGACGCCGTGGTGGCGTTGGCGAAGCGTGTGGCGGCCGGTGAGTTGACGGCCGAGGAGGCGAAGGTGGCGGTCGATCTGCTCGGCGGCGACCCGGAGGGCGACGGCGAGGACCCGCCCGTGGTCTCACCGGTCGAGCCCGAGCCGCCCGACGAGTTGGACGCTGAGTTGGACGCCCAGTTGGATGCGGCGCTCGACGCCGCACTGGGACGCAGCGCCCGCCGGTAGGTCAACACCCGCCGCCCACTGTGGCGGGCATGCTCCGTCGACTGCTTCTCGCTGGTTCGCTCACCGTTGCCGGGCTGATTGGTGCCGGGGCCAGTCTCGCACCGCCGGCATCGGCGTTCAGTGTCGCCTGGTACACCAACTGCGAACAGTCGCATTTCTACGGCTCGCGGGTTTGTGCCGACGCAAGCGATCGGACCATCTACGTCTTCTACGGCCCGCAGGGTGACACCGTGCCCGACGTCGCGTTCTCGACCAATTCGATCGCCTATGCGGGCCAGCCCTGGGTCAACCAGTACCACGGGCCGATCGGCGTGTTCCCCCCTGGTGAGCAGTATTGGGACATCTCCTATCCGGGCTCGGTGACCAACTGGGATGCGACGCCCCCGGACTACGTGGGCACGCACATGATCTTCTACAACCTCGACGGGTGCCACGATGGAACGAATCGGTTCTGCATCGGCGGTGGCCCCAACGGCAACTTCCGGTTCATCTCGTGGTATGCGAACACGCCGGGCTACGAGTTCGTGATATCGCAGTAGGTCAACACCCGCCGCCCATCGTGGGCGGCATGGCAGCACGAGTGATGGTGGTCCCGGCCGACGGTGGTGGATGCGGTTCGTATCGCATGCGTTGGCCTGCCGAGGCGCTCATCGCCCAGGGCGCCGACGTCCGTCTCGTGCTCCCCGACGCTCCGGTCGAGGAGCAGATCCAGGCGATGTGGGTCGACGACGTCGACGGCACGCCGCACATCATCGACGTGATCGCCCCTGACGCCGATGTCGTCGTGCTCCAGCGCCCGTTGCAACGCCGTCTGGCCGAGATGATCCCGCGGTTGCAGGCGAAGGGTGTGCGGGTCGTGGTCGAGATCGACGACGACTTCGATGCCGTGTCACCGCGCAACATCTCGTGGCCCGCCGTGCAGCCGCACCTGTCGCCGGGGCGCAACAAGGACCATCTGCGCCGGGCGTGTGAGGTGGCCGACTGGGTGGTCGTGTCGACTCCGGCGCTGTGGGAGCGTTACGGCCGCCATGGGCGGTGCACCGTGGTGCCGAACTTCGTGCCCGAGCGCTACCTGTCGATCGAGCGCGAGGCGCGTGACGACGGCAGCCTGTTCGTCGGTTGGACGGGCTCGGTCGCCACGCACCCCGACGACCTGCAGGTGACCGGCGGGGGCGTGGCTCGCGCTGTGCGCAAGGTGCCCGGGGCGCAGGTCGCCGTGGTCGGCACGGGCAAGGACGTGCGGCGCAACCTGGGACTCAACGAGGATCCGCTGGCGTGCGGGTGGCGT